GCGAGTAAATTAATGATACTCAGAAACGAACCTTTGCGGCTGAGTATAGACGAAATAAAGGAACTAACCGCACTTTATAAAAAGAAAGTCGCCGAATGGAAAAAAGCGAACGAATAACTGAATTAAAATCGGAGCTTTTTATATTGACCGTCCGCCGCTCCCTTCGTCCATGTATGCAAGAAAACGCGCGAATGTGGGCAATAATGCGAGAACTTTACGAACTCACAGGAAACGAAATGTATAATTTAAAATCAAAATAAAATGAGTAATTACGAGCAAAAAGAGGGACAGGGCTCTCTATTCAAAAACGAAAAGAAAACAGGCACTCAACCCGACTACCGAGGCTCGGTAAAATGGAGAGGCGAAACGCTTAATCTAGTCGGCTGGGTGAAAGAATCGAAAACGGGAAAAAAATTCTTGAGCTTAAAAATTGAGGCGATAGACTTAACCCCAAAAAAAGAAACTAATGAAGAGCCAGGAAACGACCTCCCTTTCTGAGTTAATCGAGCAACTCGATTCGATTATGAATCAGTACCGCGAGAAAAACGTTCAAATGAGCGACGGTCTTAGAAATTATTTGAATGGTATTCGACAGGCCCGCCACCTAGCCCAAAACCTTTTAGATCGCGAGCTATGAACCCGCAAATACTAAACGAAACCCTCAAGTTAATGCTAGAAATTGAGGCGCTCAGAAAAGAGCGGGTTGAATTACTCGGGAGCGAAAAGAAAAACGCCAACGGGCGAAGGACTACGGTTAAGGCTCGATTGACAAAAGTCAATAAACGACTTTATGAGTTAACAGGTAAAGAGATTTATAAATTTTAAAAGGCCCGAAAGGGCTTTTTTTATTTATTATACCCACGTTTGGCCCAATTAAAAGGGTCGGCCGTGTAAATATTAGCCTCAGGGCAACCGCGATCGCGTAAATACAAAGGAACCCAAAACGAGGGACACGCTTTGTTGTCGAATTGATTGTGGCCAGCTATCAAAACGTCGGGTGCGTAATTCAAAACCTCAACGATTATATCTTGCAACGCCGCGTCCTGAGCGTCGGTTAACGTGTTTAAACCTTTCTTTGTTTTACTACTCACCCCGCCTACATAGCAAACGTGACGGGCTACCGAATTAATCGAGGCCACTCCCCACGTTATTTCTTTTTCGTCAATAAACAGGTCGTCGTTATGCTCAACGAATTTATGCCGTGTCCCATCTAATAAAATCAAATCGGAATAACCAACCCGCGACCAGCCTCGGCCCTTAGGACGTGGCAACGTGTGAAAATCTTTGATTCTCTGAGCGGGCACGTCAACGCCCTCATACGTGGCCGTGCAATGAATAACTAAATATTTAAACTTTTTTGCCATAATGGCTCCGAATAGTTTCGTCCTTAACCCGAGAGCCCCGAGAGCTTCCCACGTAATAAGCAAAAATCGAGGTTCCTATCGATAGAACACTACCAAACGTCATATCTGCTAACCTTTGATTTTCGACAGGAATCACTATAAAAATTAGACTCAAAACCACGCCAACCGTTAACGCCAACCCAACTATTACTACGGCGCCAAAAAGCCAGTCCCTTTTTCCTGTGGTTTGAATAAACAAACCTTCCCGCTCGCGTGCACTTTTCCTGTCCTCAACTTCTGAGCGGAAAAAATCCAAATCGGTTTGCAAATCGAGCCGCGTCATTTCGAGCTCGAAAGTCAAACGGGCCTTTTCAAATTCTAGTGAAAGCTGGGTATGTTCTTCGCTTTTATGCTTTTGGCCGTTAATCCACGCGCCAACCATTTCGAGCGCTTGTATTCCTGTAATATCTCCCGCAATTTCGAGAATATCGCCCGCGACGGGTTTTACCTTATCTTTTAAAAAGGCGTTGAATTTTGAGCCTTTTAATCGCTCAGAAATTGGCGGGCGTTTATTCTTTTCGTCCATTATTTTTTAGGCATAAAAAACGAGAGTACTCCCGTCAAAATTTTACGGTAATTACTCATTACATAAATAAAGATTTTTTCGCCCATTAACGTAGCCATTGGCACGGCCCAGGTGGATTCGGTTTCGTGCCCGTTTAGTTGGCAATAAATAGCGGTCTGATAACCGCAAAAAATGGACAGGCCAATTACGGCAATCCATTGTAAAATGCTCAGAGCTCTTTTCATATAAATTTCATAACTGATTTTCCCGAGAATACCGATAATGATTCCCATCACCCAGCTATTGACATCGCTAATTATATCCGAAATGTAAGTAAAAAAACTCATTTTGTTTTTTTGGTTTTTGAAAGTAACTGTTTTTCGTATTTCTTAAGCGCCTCAAGTTGAGAGCGTTTTTTTTCGTTTAATTTCTTCATGGTATTTGGCTTATTCTTTTCTCTCCATAGGTACGGCTTGAGGCCGTATTTCCCGAGCTGAATAAATAATTTTGCGAACCTTTCTTTATTGATATTGGGCAGCGCTGGGGCCATACGTTATTCGTGTATTCGGGAAAAAGAAATGAGTTAGCACAAAGGTAATCGACCATCAGGCTCGTATAATGCTCGGCGTTTTGTTGCCACCTTGCTAGTTGGTCTTTAAATACGACATCGCCTACGGGAGTAGTATCGTCGGAGGTTCTTTGTACCATCGTCCCGTTATCTACTTTATACGTCAAAGAGGGCGCCGCCTCGACCATTGTCCACCACATAACAACTCGGCGGGCGTAATCGTCGACTAGCGTTAAATAATCGCCCGAAAGCGTGTTATTTGCAATATCGTTTTTAATCTTTTCGTATAAATTAGTTCCCAAATAAGGCGCGAGAAATTTATCCTGAGCCAAATAAATAGACGGGTAAAGTAAGTTAGGGTCGACCGCCCCATTTACGGTTGTATACTTTTTAATATATACGTCGTTTATAATTAAAACCTCCATAGCTTTTTAATTTTAGCGTCTGTAATTTTTCCCGTCCTTTCCATACACGGGGTTCGTTTCTAAAAATCCGTTGTAATCTTGGTCGACGGGTAGCAGGCTAACTCGAATATCGTTGCGAACTGTATAACCCATTTTCTCGGCTTTTCTCACCGCGATTTGTTGGGCGTCATTAGCCAGCGGGTTAATTCCTTTCGCGTTAATATAAACCTCTTTTTGCCAAAAATGGTGGCAATTTCCACCGCCTTTGTAATAAAATATATTATAATAATCGGTTCCGTTTGGCCCCCACCCTGGGTTAACTCTTTTATCCTCCATTGCCTCAATGTCCTCTTTCCTGTATAGCTTATCCGCGCTTAACATTTTAGCGCAAAATGGGCGCGTGCTCGAGGCTTTTCCTTTGTACCTATAACGCGTCATGAAGGTAACACCCGCGTAGTTTGTTTCGTCTTGATCGCTAGGCTTCATTGGCTTCGCCGAACCTGTCGAAACTGCTAATTCGTGGGCCTCGATTTTTACTAACTCTTCATTTTCCAAATCGTCATTTTCGTAATCGACTTCGTAGGCATCAATTAAAATATAACCCTCGGGGGCGTCCTCGCCTAAGGAAATTAATTCGTCGGCTATTTCGCTTCCCATTTCCTCGCGGTTAATCCTTTCAACCATACGCGCCGCCCAATCGCGCCCAGCATCACCGCCCCACAGTTCCCACGCGATACGCCCCGCGCTAGGAAAACCATCCTCGCCTTGATTCCACCCGCTCGCCTCTTTGTCCACGGCATGGCGGCTGAAATAACTATTCATTCGCTTAATTGTGTCAACTGATAAATTACGGCCGTTTGAAATATCGCGAGCCCTAGCGACGCCGACTTCGGTTCCCCCTCTGTTATATTCGGCCCTCCATTTTAGGCCCAATTCGGCCGCCGCTTTCATTTCATTTGTTGGCTCGAATGACTCCTCAGCTAAGCACGTACATTCTTTTTTTTTTTCACCGTTTACGTGGCTTAAAAAAGTTTGAAGCGCGCCCATTGCCACCTCGTTAGGATTGACCGAACCCGCAACGATACCGCTAAAAATTTCGTTAATCTGAGCGTCGGTAAGCGTTGGGAAGCTCGCACGCATAACCCCTTTAGCACTTTCCACAGGTAGAACGCCCGTAGCCGCTTGAATGAGTATTTCAACCATTGAGGCGATTTGAGCCCAATTAAGAGCCGTTCCCGCAACGTCCGCACCTGAATCAATAGCAACCTCGGCGGGCTCGTCTATTGTTGGCGTATTGCTTACGATTTGGGCCGCTTCCGTTATCGGCGAATTTGGAATAACTGTAATAGTCAATCCTGGCATTTCGAAGCCCAAAACCTCCTCGAATGATTTGGCTATTTTGTTTTGAGCGGGTTGAATTACTTGATTCGTGAATATTTCCAAACCGACCGCCATTTCGTCCTTATTAGAACCGAAACCGCCGCCCGTATCGCGTATTCCAAAAATCAAAGGAGTAACTACGCGGTGAGCAACCATTATGAGCGAGGTCGATTCCTTCGAAAGAAACTCATATTGTTTATCGGCGTCGCTGAGCGGAAATGTAGTAATCTCAGGGCGCGGCGTATCGCGCTCGTTAAACGTCATTATAAACTTTCCCGCGTTCCTCGCCCCTGTTAGTTGGCGTTCCCAATCTCTTTTTATTTGCCCTTGTTCGTCGGGAGCTGGCGCGCCTTGAAATAAGCTAACAATCATTGAGGGGCTGAGCCCGTTCATGATATTATTGACGTGGTAAACGCTGATTTCCTTCGCGAGCTCAATAGAATTTATAGCGCTGTAATAGTCGGGGCGTGGGTAGAAATTAGAACCCGCGTAATTAAAGCAATAATAAACCTGTCGCGGTTCCTCGCCCTTGCTCATTACGTTATAAATCGGTATAAACTCGGGTTTATTCCTTTTCTTTCGAGTATTGGCCCAGTCGTTTGAATGATAAACGCCGCAAATTTCCTCCTCCTCACCCGTTACCGCTATACGGCACTCCTCAAAAGGCAAATGCCTCATTTTCGCCACGTTTTCGCGGTCTACCGTGTAAATAATTTCAATATAAAAACCGCCGTATAATTTCAAGTCATTAGAACACCCGTAAAAAACGTCGTAGGCTTTTAGCTCTTCGAGCCTTTTATTATATACGCCCGCTTGTATTCCTTTCCCCGCTATCATTTCGCCAATGGAAACGCACAGCGAACCATGAACGGCCCCTGTTTGGGCTAGTTCCCTGAGGTATTGCGGGAATAAATTATCTACTCCATAGCTTACCCAGCCCGAGCGGTCTAATTTTTCAGCTGAGCTTCTAACCGTGTAGTCGGCTAGTTCTAATCTTTTGACTTGGTTAGGGGTTTCCATTGTAAATAATATCGTCGGTTATGGTTATCGAAGGAACGTCGTAATACTGAGTCGAATTAACGAGGTCAATAGTACCTATTTTGCACAGGCCCACAACGGCCGCGTTATTCGGGTCTAAATTTACGGCTGAATTTTGCCCGTAAACAGAGTACCTATAACGGCCTTGTAAAGTTAGGCCGACCGTGGTAACGGTTAATTGTGTTATTCTCTGATTTTCGAGCACAATTACGGGCACTTGGGCGATTGAGTCGCCCGCCGTAGAATTCTCTTCATGGGTTATAATCAAAAGAAAATGCGTAAACGTAGCGGCGAAGTATTGCCGCGTTTCGTTTAAAGTTAGTCGGAGCGTTTGCCCCGCGGTATTTGTAGTTAAATAGTTCATTTTATTAAAAAGGGCGGGCTATAATACCCGCCCCATTTAAATGTATAACCCGAAAACCTATGAATTAACAACGGTAATACCCGTAAAATTATCGAAAGGCACGGAAGTGTAAGCCTCCAAAAAGTCGGGTTGGCCTGGCTCCTGAGCGTTAACCGTAATTTGGTATCCGTTCAAATCGCCCTTAGCTTTTCCTGACTGATAAGAACCAGTTGTTAAGAAAGCGCCGTCGGTTCGGCCAACACATACGATTTGATCGTCGTATAATTGAACGAACACAATTAGTTTCGCTTTGCTCATTTGCTCGAGCTCTTTTTTCTTATCGTTGGCCAACTTACCCAAAGTAAGCTCAACCGTTTGGTCGTAGTATAGCGTTCCGTTTTCGAGGTTCGCAG